ACAAGTCATTATACTCCTAGTACTCCTCTAACTTTGTTTAATGCTGCTTCAACTTCAACAAGTTTATCATGGTCATCACCTGTTGCAACTGCTGTTGTTGCTGGTGCATCATGAGAATGTGCTTGAAGTTCAGCTACTGCTGCTTCAAGTGCTTGAAGTCTAGCCTCTACTTCAACATCATATTTTGACATTGAAGCACCTGTTGCTGACTTTGATGCCTTTCCTTTTGCTGCCATTTTTCCAAATAAAGTGTGCTTTTGCTATTTAGTTATTTTTCCTGTAGGCAGGGACACCTGCAGGATCTAACCATTTTGTATACTCAAAATCCTCAATAGCTTGAGTTAACTGCATTCCATTGTCACAAAGATACATGTCCTTGTATCTCCTTGTCCAACTATCCATTTTCTGGATACGGAAATCAGGTCTACCATTTTCTAGTGTACCTGACTCAACATAACGGTATGGGAACCGTTCCATAATAACATTCATTTGTTTCGGTTTAGTGCGGTTTGTAGTTCCTCAACGATTAACTCATAATCATCGTCGGGATTGCCATAAAATTCAACTCCTTGTCCTTTAAAATAACGGTATACCTTTCTGTATAGTTTTGGATTTGAGTGATCCAAATCACACTCCCTTCTTACAGTTTGTTCTAACAGTGGTATGTGCTTATGGAATTTGTCTACAAGCGAACGTGTCATTTGTCTAAGGTGAACGTAGTTAGTTTAGGATAAGTATGGATTCCTGTCAAGAGGAATTATACTTAATAATTTCTTCTAGTAAAAATAGACTTACTACATCCAATCCAGCCTTTTCTAATGCATCATATGCTTCCTTACCTTCCTGTCTATCCACAATTGCCACCACTCTATCAACTATATATCCAGCATCACGCAACTTTTCTGCTGCCTTGATTGCCGAACCTCCTGTAGTGATAACATCCTCTAGTACAGTTACTTTAGAACCTTTAGGAGGTAGTGGTCCTTCAATCCATGCTCCTGTACCATGTCCTTTCGGTTCCTTTCTTACAATAAGACCATCCACTGATGGTTTATCATCAACAATAGCAGATGCCATAGCAACACCACTCACCAGTGGATCTGCTCCCAAAGTGAGGCCTCCTACTGCTACTGTATCATCCTCTATACACTCAAGTATACACCAACTAATGAAGAGTAAGGCATCAGACTGTAGTGTTACTGGTTTACAATTTACATAATGCTCACTCTTCTTACCAGAGGACAGCATAAATTCACCCTTACGGTAAGATTTCTCTTTCAGTAAGGCAATAAGTTCATTTCTTTCTTCAATCATTCCTCTTCTTTCTTGGAGTTGTTATTAATACCTTTCTCTGCAGCATAGAGTGCGAAACTCTTTGTTGCTAATCCTTGCATGGTTTCTTTAATTGCTTGAGTGTCTGCATCTGTACAGATATCTTCCTCAAAACAACCCACTACAGTTCCTGCAACGATAGCAAGTTCTGCTACTACTACTGCGAATACTAAACGGAATGCCCAAAGACCTCCATTAAATCCTTTTGATAATGCTTTCATTTAAAATTCCTCTGTTGGTATAGACCAGTCAGCGTACACACGTCTGCCTGTTTTGCCATGTATGTCGATATAGGTTTGATCGTTACTCGACCAATGACCCAAATGAACGCCTAATTTCACGTAGGCTCTCAAAATTTTTCTGTTTAGTTCCCCCATCATAAGCCCAAGCATAACCTTCAGTAATCATTTGTTCATTCAAGGAAATAACATCCTCGTTAATATATAACCACCCAAGAAGCCTACCATACTTCCCAGTGCCACCCACAAGTTCTGTTCTAATAGTGAGTTCATCTCCTTCACCTGCAATAGTATCTTCAAGTTTTTTCTTTAACCAATTAGTAGCATCTATTCCCAATGCCTTCTCTT